ATCTTTTTCACCTGCATGCCAAAGTGTATAGCACTCTTCTTTGTATTGGATTAGTGCTTCTTCTAATACCTCTTTTTCTTTTTTAGTTAGTTTCATAGTACAATTTTGTTATTTAGTGATTTCATTACTTCTATAACTTGCATAAAATACTTTTTATCTATAAGTCCTTTTTTAAATAGTTTACTTTGTTCTCTATCAAGTGCATGTAATGCCATTGAGAATGTGTCTTTTTCTTTTTCAGTTAGTTTCATAATTAATATTCTTTTAAAGTACCTTTATCTTTAGAGTTCATAAACTCTTTGCCAAACATAAGTTCCATATAGTCTTTTCTTGACATCTCTACTTTTGTTACTGGGTGATAGTATTTATTTCCTTTTTTCATAGTTGTTTTACTTGTTTAATTAGTTTATCAAAATTCTCAATATATATTTCTGCTAGTCGAGGATCTATAGTTTCATTATCTATATCATTTCTCATCCACTCTGACATATCTTCGAGTGTTATTATTATCTCTGACTTAATGAAGTTCTTATTATTTATTTCATTTGTCATGTGACTTATCATTTCTAAAGAGGTCATATATGCTTCATTTGAAACTGAATCCACCTCTGGTGTGTATAGCATTGCTGCTAATGCGAGTGTTTTAATCATAATTCTGTTAGTTAAAAAACTACGCCATAACGTAGTTGTTGTTTTTATAAGTTATATATTTTCTATATTCTAAAGTGGAATTAATTTTAATAAAAGGTATATTATTAATTAATATTTTTTTAGAAGTTAAAACTTTGATAGTGTTAGGCATAGTAGTATATGTTTATATGTTTAAAATTTATTTAATTATATTATCTGTAGTGAAACGTATTATGTTTGTAATTAGTCATAACCTAAGTGCATGTTAATCTCTTCTGCACTCATTTCCATTATTTCTTCATAAGTGTAATCTGTGTTAGCAATCATTAGTTCTATTAGTAAGTTAGCCATAGTGGTATTGGTTTAAAGTGGATATATTATTTAATAAAAAAATAGCAGAGAGCAGCCATAAGGCACACTCTCTGACTACTAAACTTATATAAATTCTATATTTCTAACAAACTTTGGTAGATTATTGGAATTAGTATAGCTTTTATACTTCTCGAAACAAGGCATTGCTTCAAATCTATCTTTTAAAGTATTATATACTTTATCATGATTATAAGTACAGTCATCACCTTTATTATTTTTGAAAGTGATAATAGTATTTTTACCTATAAGTGACTTAGCTATGATGAAGCGATTAGTTGTTTTATTATTAGTTTTATTTTTAGTAGTAGTCATAATTAAATTATTTAAATGTTTAAAATTAAATTCAATATTATTATCAATATGAAGTCGTAATCTGTCTGTGAAGTGCTATACACACTAGTAAAGAAAAGTGTGACATTAGGCTATTAATAAGGATAGAGTAAGGGGCTATTGTCACAGTATTGTTTGTTAAGTTGCTCATTAAAACTAAGCCCACCTCTGGATTGCTCGAATAGCGGCGTTAGTTACTAAAACTGTATGTTAGCTACTACTTACAGAATAGTAGCTGAGTTTCATACAATTGGGATTGAGCATCCCACATTTCACTGACCTCGTCAGCACCATCGAGCATATCCTCAAAATCATTATCCTTATACAAATCAAAGTTATGTTTTATTATACAGTAGATTTGATCTTCATCTTCTTCAATCCATGAACAGTGATCGAATGCTCTATTTTTAATCATTAATTCCAAATTATTACCTAGTAATTCTTTCATTTTATTATTATAATTTATCATATTAGTTTATTTATTTATTTATTAATTTATTTATATTTATTATCAATTTAATTTAGTTATTTGTTTGTGAGTGAAGAAACTCAAACGAGTTCCTTCATATTTCTTACAAACACAGGTAAGTTATTAGTATTTGTATAAGATTTATACTTAGCAAAACATGGCATACTCTCAAATCTTTTCTTGTGAGCGTTATATACCTTATCATGATCATATGTAACCTTCTTACCTTTATTAGTAGTGAATGTTATTATTGTATTTGTATTGATAAGAGTTTTTCTTATTACAAATCTTTTGGTATTAATTTTATTAGTAGTCATAATTATATTTATTTAATTTAAAATTTATTTATATTATTATTATCAATTATATATAGTAATTTATTTGTGAGTGATTTATTTTATTTTAATTTATTTATTTATTTATTTTATATATATATTATCTTTAATAACTCGTAGTTAGTTTGTGTATGCTATACACCAGCCCCCTATAAAATCCCTGAAATGTTTCACAAAAAATAAATGAAAAGGTGAAATGTTTTGAATAAAATGTATCAAAAGAGTGGGCCCCGGGGTGAATATTTTGATTTTTCTTTATCGTAAAGAGTTTGTATGATATAGTATAACACAAAATATCCATATATCTAACAAAAATTAATAACTGTGACATTAGCTAGTTATAGTATAGAGTAACAGGCTATTGTCATACTGTTTTAATAACAGATATTTCCATGTGATAGTATCTTATAGACAAAAATGTAAAAACATTATGGCAAAACCCAGGAAAGTAGGTGGCCCTATACAAAAACTAAGTGCGTTTGCGGCTAAGAAAAAGGCGGAACGTGATAAGAAGAGGGCGATGAGAAAAGACAGGAAGGCAAAAAAGGCTGATTCACAGAAAAAGCATCGAGATAATCCATCTATGAAGGGTAAGGATTACGATCATAAAGATAAAAAGTTTAAAAGTGAGAAAAATAACCGTGGAAACGACGGAGAAGGCACTATTAAAGAAGGTAAAAGAAAGTATAGAATAAAAACAAAGAAAAGAAAATGACAGCTTTAATGGATATGGATGATTTTATAGCTATGGTAGCGGTATTAATCATATTATTAGCCGGAGTAACCACTTTGTGGTTAATGATTAACGATAAAAAAAAGTAAATGGCAAGAATTAGTAGTTTTCCTTTAGATGATAATATAGGATTAAACGATATTTTATTTGGATCTGAAAATAATGGTATTGGAGCTAACGGTCAACCCATATATGTAACTAAAAACTACAGAATAGGTGATTTATCTAATTTTTTCGGGTTAAGTGGTGATAATGTAACGTTAAATACAACTAAATTAACGAGTTTAGCTACTTTTAATGCTGATGGTAGTGTAGCTTCATTGCAAAATGCCACTGTAAGTTTAATAAACACAGCGACTACAGCTGCTGGCTTTGCTACTTCTAGCTCTGTAACAGCGGTAAACTCTAGAGTAGACATAATATTGGGTTCAGGTGGTTCTAGTGTGTCACAGGCATTTGCTAACCAGGTATTCACTACTACTACAAACTCAGATTTTGCTGCAGCAACTGATGTTACTGAAATAAAGAGTCAGTTTACGTATAGTGGAAGTGATATAAATGGATTAGCTAGTGGTACGACAATATCAACAGCAATAGCAACTGCGGAGACAAGTGCGGTATCAACAGCTAATGCAGCTAGAGCAGCAGCTGAAACAGCTTTAGTGGCAACTATATCTAAGGTGTTTAGGCAAACAAGTGCACCTGCAGTCACAGAACCTGTTAACTCTATATGGTACGACACAGATGACAACAATAAACCTTATGTATTAGTTACTGGTACACCTAGAGTTTGGACAGCAGTTAATGATCCTACACTAGCAACATCGGCAAGTGTAACAACGGTGAGTGATGCTGTAGCATTGGTAAACGGTAAGTTGTCAGCTAGGTATGGTATTAAAGTAGCTACTGGCAATGTTTTTGCTGGTATGGAACTAATGTCTAATAGTGATGCCACAGGTGCAGTTAGTGACATAATATTTACAGCAACTAACTTTAAGATAAAAACAATAGATGGTAGTGGCAATGTTTCACCTGTTGCACCTTTTACTGTTAGTGGTGCTAATGGATCAAACGTTGTAAGTATAGATGGATCACTTAAAATAGGTAACACAAGCTTAACTGATGTTACTACTAAAGCTAACAGTGCAACTCAATCTAGCGATCATGCTAGTATTCAAGCAGGAACAACCGCAGCTAATGTAGGACTTGCTAATGTTGTTAATAGTAACTTTGATTCAAATGGTAATGTAATAGGTGGTGCTGTTGGTGGAACTACTATAAATTCAACAAAAATATTTCAAGGTACAGGTACTTTTGGTAACGCTAATACTGGTTTCTACTTAGATAATGGAGGTAATTTTTCATTAAGAGATAAATTAGTTTTTAATGGAAGTACTGGTGATTTAAGTATTGCTGGAGCTATAAGCGCAACATCAGGAACTATAGCTAATGGTGTTACTATAGGTGGAACAGCAGCTAGTACAGTTGCTAGTGGTGCTGCATCTGGTGCCACTGCAAATCAAACATCTACTGCTGACATAAGAGCTGTTGGAGCAGCCACGTCAGGAACTATAGCCGGTATTAGTATATCAGGATCAGAACTATATCAAGGCGCAGGAAATTTTAATAATGCCGATACTGGTTTTTATTTAGGATCAAATGGAACATTTTCACTAAAAGATAAACTATCTTGGAATGGTACAACATTAACAATAAATGGTAATGGTACTTTTTCAGGAGCTTTATCCGCAGCTAGTGGTTCGTTTGCAGGAGATATATCATCAGCTTCTGGTACATTTACAGGAAATTTATCAGTAGGTAGTAGTAATACTATATTTAAAGCAACCACAGATGGTATACAATTAGGGCATGCTACTTTTGGTAGTGCACCCTTTAGAGTTACTGCAGCAGGAGTTTTAACAGCCACAAGTGGTTCTTTTGCTGGAAGTATAACTGGTGCAACTGGTACTTTTGCCGGTGTTACAATAAACTCTAATGGAATATCAGGAACTGGTTTTACTTTAAATTCTAGTGGATTAACAGCTACAAGTGGTTCTTTTACAGGAGTAGTAAACGCTACTAGCGGATCTTTTGCTGGTAATATATCATCTGCTACAGGTACATTTACTGGTGGTATATCTGGAACTGGATATACTTTAAATAATAGTGGTTTACAATTAGACAATGCTAGTTCCGTTATAAACCTTGGTAACTCAGTAGTTCTTAGTTCTAATGGATTAACAGGTCAAGGTTTTGAATTAACGTCAACTGGAATAGAAGCAAGTAGTGGTTTGATTGGAGGATGGTCTATAGGTAGTAACTTGTCATCTTCAGATGGTGAAATGACTATGAATCCAGCTACAAACTCTATTCAGATATTTGAAGGTTCAGATGTTAGGGTTGATATAAACTCTAATGAAAACGTATCTGATCCAGAACAAACAGGTAGTGTTACAAGTGTTAATTCATTAACAGCAACAACAACAACGCCTTCAACTCAAAGCGGAAATATATCTTATAGTTCTGGAAAAAATGTTTATATATATTCTAGTGATACTGGATCTTGGACAGGTAGCACTTTACCTAACAAAACAGTTCAATATAGTATAGCTATGTCTGCTGATGGTTACACGATACAAGTTACTGATGGTAGTGGTGATTTTGTAGGTAGCATGAGTTGTGTTGCTGGGCTAGCATTCAGTACATCAACTAACACTAGTGATATATTTCACTACACTAGTAGTGCCACTGCTTCTAGATCTGATGGTGGATCTGCAAGTATATCAAACACCACTGTTACTGGAACATTTGTATGGCCAAATCAAAATACAGTATATATATTTGGATGGAATAAAAATGTTAATATTTCTGGTACAAACTACAGTGGAGAACCACCATCTGGACCCCAGACTTCCGCAATAACCTTTAAAACACCTGTAGCAACACCAGCTACTGGTAATATAACATTAACTATATCAAAATGCGAGTTAGTACCTGGTGGTTTGTTAATAGCTAAAGATACTAGTAATTTTCTAAGAGTAAACAGAAAAGTAAGTAGCAGTGCTGCATGGAGTAGTAATTTTATACATAGTAAAATGTATGCATGGAGACATGAAGGTAGATTAGCTGTCGTTGATGAATTTAATGGTTCTGGAGTTGGTATCAGCGGAGATCTTTTAATAGGTCAGACATCTCCAACTTCATCAAGTAATGGAAGTATTAGAATTTTTACTTCTAGTGGAGTTCCTTATATAGATTATACAGGCGGTACTTTACAATGGAGAAATACTAGTTCTGGAGGAGGTGTTAAAATAAACTTTGAATCTAATGGAAATATACTAAACAGTAATGGTAGTTATGGAACAATAAGTTCAGATGAAAGATTAAAGAAAAACATAACAGATGCTACAGGTAAACTAGAAGATTTACTTTTATTAAAAGTTATAAATTATGAATTTATTAGTGATGAAAATCCTGGTAAAAAAATAGGTTTTAAAGCTCAAGAGTTTGAAAAAGTATTTCCTTCTTTAGTGTTTGACACAGATACTAGAGAGTACGATGAAGACAACAATGTAATCTCAGGATATGAAGATCAAAAAGGATTATATGTTGGCATGGAGTTTGCAATACTTACTAAAGCAATACAAGAGCAGCAAGCAATAATACAATCACAAAAAACATTAATAGAAGACTTAACTGCAAGAGTAACTGCTCTTGAAAGTTAAAAAACTAAATGAGTGTGTAACTATACTCTAAGAAACCCCGCGATGTTGCGGGAATAACCAAAACCAATAAAACAATGACATACGCAATACACTATAGCTCTAATACATGGAGCAACAACCGACAAACACAAATGACCGATGAAACTGTTAAAGAGCAGTTGGAATATATTTCAGATAAGAAAAACTGGAGGATAGTTCAACTACCAAACGGATTTTATCAAACCGAGTACAAAGACATGCAGAACGATAAGTTTTGGCATGATGTAACAAGAAGGGAAACACTAGAGAGTGCAGAGGCTGCTATTGATGGTAGCATAGAGCATTATAAGAAAAAACTTTCTTTTTTAGAAGGTCCTAGAGTAGTTAAAACTTTTTGATAAAAAACAATATATAATCAATTTAATTTAATTTAATGGAATACAATCAACCTAGTGAGATCGTCAAAGATTTAAACTTTGGTGACTCAGCTAAACAAAGAATATCAGCAGGTGTGGATAAACTAGCTAAAGCAGTTAAATCTACACTTGGCGCATCTGGTAAATGTGTTATTTACGAAGATGCAAGAGGAAATCCAGTGATTACAAAAGACGGAGTAACCGTAGCTGAATCGGTTGTCTTGTTTGATCCAGTGGAAAACATAGGAGCAACTCTTATTAAAGAGGCTTCTAGGAATACAGTGAAGGAAGCAGGGGATGGCACAACAACTGCCATCGTCCTTGCTGAATCACTGTTAAATAGTGTCAATAATGCTGATAGTAATGTATCTATAAGAGATATAAAAAATGGTATGAATACGGGTTTATCTAAGATAAATGAGTATTTAAATAATAAATCTATAAAGGTAAAAGATTCAATGCTTAATAGTGTTGCATCTATATCTTGCAACAACGACCCTGAGTTAGGTGACATAATATCTGAAGCATATAATAAAGTTGGTGCAGATGGTGTTGTACTTATGGAAGGATCTGAGACAGATCAAACTTACGTGGAAGTTGTAGATGGAGTGCAATTTGATAGTGGTTTAACATCACCGCACTTCATAACAGATAAAGACAAACATAGAGCTGTTTTAGACAACCCTATGGTGTTAATTGTCTCATCAGAGATAAGTAACATAAGAAAGATACAAAACGTCTTAGAGTTTATTATAAAGGGTAATAAAAGCTTATTAATAGTAGCACAAGTAGAACAACAAGTAAAATCAGCTTTGTTAATGAATAAAGTTAAAGGTAATATTAATGTTAATATCGTTGATTTACCAGGCTTCGGACCTACTAAGCAAGATACTATTGATGATTTAGCTTTTTTGACTGGTGCTCAAGTTATAAATGAAGAGCTTGGCGATGATATGGATTTTATAAATCCTAGTGTGTTAGGTAGAGTTACCAAGTCAGTGACAGATGACAAATCAACCGTTATAACTACTTTAGAAGATTTAGATGTAAAAGAAAGGCTTAAGAATATAAAATCATTAATTAAAAAAGAAAAAGATGGTTTTATAAAAAAGAAGTTAAATCAAAGATTAGCTATGCTATCAGGCTCTGTAGGAGTTATAAAAGTAGGTGCTGATTCTAAGGTTGAATTAAAAGAAAAGAAAGATAGAGTTGAAGATGCAATATATGCTGTTAAAGCAGCCTTAAAAGAAGGCATTGTGCCTGGTGGAGGAATAGCATTACTTAATGCATCTCAAAACATAGAACCAAAAAACGAAGGTGAGAGAGTTATATTAAAAGCAATTAAAGCACCTCACTACACAATACTTGATAATGCTGGTATTGCTGACTCAGTAGTACCAATTAAAAAAGGTTTTGGTATTGATGTTGTTTCAGGTGGCGCAGTTGATATGATAAAAGCTGGTATTATCGATCCAGTTCTTGTCACTAAAACTGCTTTAAAAAACGCGGTAAGTGTTGTATCCACCATTGTATCTGCTGATTGTGTTGTATCTAATATGAGAACAAATGAAAGCAATTAATCATTATCTTATAGTAGATGACATAAAAGAAGAGCAAAAGAAAATTGCTGGTCTTATATTTACAGAAAAAACAGATGTAGATAATAGATACGTTAAAGCCAAAATAATAAGTAAAGGTGAACTTGCGGAAGGAGTTAAAAAGAACGATATAGTTTACTATGATAAACACGCTGGACATGGAATTGCTTATGGAGATAATTTTTATAAAGTAATTAAAGTAAGCGATGTCATTTTAGTTGAATAAAATCTTTATTAAAACAATTTTTTAAATTTAAAAACAAACAAACATGAATAACCCATTATTAATTTTTATAGATGCTGCAGATGATGCGGCAGCTTATCCATTGTCATCTCTTTTAAGCATGACTGTTGCTGCAGATGCTACAATACTGATGAAGTTTAAAAGTTCACTTGGAGGTGGGACTACAAATGAAACTGACTTAGTTACTGTAACTTGTACTTCTAATACTGAATTAACTGTATTTAAAGCTATTGCTTCTGCTATAGCTAGTCCAGCTGGTGTCCATGAAGGATATGTAGTTGTGGCTGACGGTGTTAATAGCGTATTTGTTGATTCAAATATTACTGCTACTGCAATTACTATTGATACTTAATAATTGAGACTAACAGCGCATGATTTGCGTGATTTAAATATCCTTAAGTATTACAGGCTCACACGTAAGTGGGCTTGTAAAACTTATGGTTTTAATGATGCTGATCTAGAATTACTAATATATTTAGATTGTAAAAAAAGATTTACACGTAATGATTTTATAAATGGTGTTTATACTTATACATGGGATAAGCATAGATGGGAAAGATTAAAGCGTGAGGGTTGGATAGAGGTTTGGAGACAAAGAAATAGGACTACTATAAAATATAGTATATTTAAAACTTCATTTAAATGTAGTCAATTAATAAGTAGAATATATAGAATACTACTAGGTGAAGAGGATTTACCTTTTTCAGACAGAAGTGTTTTTCATAAAAACAAATCATATACAGATAAGGTTATGAATAAAGCCATAGATGATATGATAAAAGATAATGAACGATAATTTAAACTAAAAAACAAAAAAATGCCTAAATTCATAAAACAGGTTAGGAAATTCCTAAACAATCCACCGTTTAAACTTAATGGTGCTGCAGCTAAACCTTCAGTATTAAAGATGTATAAGAATCCTCCTTTGAAAGGAATGCAAGATCCTGGAGGACAAAAAAAAGAAGAAGTAAAGAAAAACAGGACTAACACAACGTATAACCAGGCCTGGAATAAAATGAGTGAAGAAAAGCGAAAGACTTTTGGAAATAAGGAAGGTTTTGTTAAAAAAGCTGAAGATTGGTGGGCAAAGCAAGATGCAACAAAAGCAGCAACAAAACCAATAGTTTTAGATCCAGTAACAGTAACAGCTGATAGAATACAGAATAGAAAACCAATGCCTGAATTAATGACATCTGACATAAAAAAACCTGGTGATAAAACAATTAAAAAAATAACAAAAGAGGAATCAGCAGCTAACGCTAAAAGAACTAAAAATAAAATGATAGCGGATAAAGCCAAAGCCGCAATGGATAAGAAAAAAGCAGCAGCGGCTACTCAAGAGCAAAGAATGAAAGATAAGATTAAGCTTAAACAAGAGATAAAGGATCTTAAAGAAACTGGTACAAGAAAAAAAAGAAAGGAAAATTTAAATACAACAAGAAGCACAAAGCAAGAAGCAGGTCAATCATTAACAGATCAAGATTTGATAAAAAAGAAAAGAGAAGAAAAAAGAAATAAACGTAGAGCAATTAGAAAATACAAAAGAGATCCTAATGCTTTAGAGGTTGCTAAAGTTAAAAAAGATAAAAATTCTCCAGCTAAAAAGTATACATCTAATGCTCAAAGAAAAGCAGTTCATGCTTCTAAAGCAGAAAAGAATAGTGCGATGAAAATGTATAAAAGTACAAAATCACCAAACAAATTTAATGCTGGATTAAAGAAAGCTGCCGCTGCAGGTAAATTAGATAAAAATCCTAAGTTTAAAGCCGCAGTTGAAAAATCACCAACCAAAATGAAAAATAAAAATTCACCAGCTAAGAATTATAAAAAAGGATATTACGGAATAAAATAATGGGATTTAAAATGAAAGGTTTACCAGGGTTTCATAGCTCTGGTACACCTATTTTTAAAAAAGATTTAGGTAAAAATATAGTTGCTGAAGCTAACCGTGATGGTACTATATTTGTAGATAAATCAACGTCATTAAGTAGTGCTAAAGGTATTGAAGCAGTTAAGCATGAAAAAGTTCACTTAGATCAAATGAGAAGAGGTGACCTTGATTATGATGATGAAAATGTTTATTGGAAAGATAAAAAGTATTCTAGAAGTAAAATGAAAGAAGGTGCTCATAACTTACCTTGGGAAGAAGAGGCTTATTTTAAGACAAGTAAAAAGAAAAAAAATAGAAGAAAGAGAAGATGAGTGAAAAAAAGAAATTTAAAGACACTAAGCTAGGTGGTTTACTTAAGAGCTTAGCACCTAAGATATTAAATGTTGCAGGTGATCTATTACCAGACGCTGGAGTTCTTAGCATGGTAGGTAAAATGATTGATGATGATCCCAAAATATCACCTGAAGATAAGAAAATATTGCATAAACAACATGCTGAAATGTATAAACTAGAAGTAGCTGATAGAGACTCTGCTAGAAATAGAGAGATTGAAGTTGCTAAAACTGGTAAGAAAGACTTTATGATGACATTAACCGGAGTAGTTGGGTTGATGTCATTTGCTTTTATAATATATGCAGTGGTATATGTACCATCTGTAACTGATAATGATTTATTTGTACACTTAATGGGTATGGTTGAAGGTGTTGTTATAAGTAACATATTTGCATACTACTACGGAACAAGCGCTAAATAAAACTAAATGGCTAGAATATCCACTTATGTATCAGACACCACAGTTGAATCAACGGATAAGTTCTTAGGATCTAATGCTGGAGGTACTACAAAAAACTTTCAAGTTAGTGATATAAGTAAACACTTACGTGCCACTAATTCAGGTGGAGTTGGAGGACAACTAGTTTATATTTATCATGATAGTTCTTTTAACGGAACAGGTATAAGACAACCAGGTACTATAACTTTTGATTCTGGCGGTGGTTCTACTGTAGCATTTTCAGGCATAACAACTATAAAAATAAGTAAGTTTCCAAATACTGCAGATAATTCTGTTGTAAACTTAATAAACACTTTTTTAAATAAAAATATAATAATAGCCGACACTGAAGATCAAGATCAATTTGGTGTGTATGAAGTTACGGCTATAGCTCAAGATTCTGATGAAAATAATTTTTATGATTTATCAGTAACATTGATAGGTTCTCTATCTAATGGAAATCTCAATAACTTAAAATCTTATTCCATAAGTGCTACTACGGTTGGTCTTTCAGGTGATATAACATCTGTAACTGCAGGTGCAGGATTAACCGGTGGTGGTACAACTCAAGCAGTAACTTTAAATATAGGTGCAGGTAATCTTATAGATGTACAAGCAGATCAAGTGGATGTTGATTTATCTGAATTAACAGACATGACTCAATCATGGGTTACTGGTGAAGATGAGTTTGTTGTATTAGATAATGGTTCACAAAAAAGAAAACTTTCATCTGAGATATTTGGATCAAATGCATTTACGTCTACAACGATTGGTACAAACACTAATGCATTAACAGTTGATGATTCATCAATACAATTGAATAGCGGTACAACTTTTGATGGTTCTGCTGCTAGAACAATTAGTGTTAAAGCTAGTGGTATTACAAATGCAATGCTAGCTGGTTCTATTGCTAATGATAAATTAGCAGGATCAATATCAAATGATAAACTTGCAGGTTCTATTGCTAATGATAAACTAGCTAATAGCTCTGTATCTTATGGTGGTATAACATTATCGTTAGGTAGTGTAGACGATACACCTGCTTTTAACTTACAAGATGCAACAGGTTATCCAACCTCAAGTCTAACTGGTACAATTACAAACAGTCAATTAACAGGTCAAATTGCTAATAGTAAATTAGTTAATAGTTCTATAACTATTAATGGTTCAGCTATTTCATTAGGTGGTTCAGTAACCACACCAGATACTAACACCTTTAGAACAGTTAAAGTTGATACAAATAATGATGGTTCAGCTAATGAAACAATTGGGTCTAGTGAAGAACTACAGTTAATAGGTGGTACGAATATAACACTAACTGAATCTGCCGGTGTAGTAACTATTAATGCTGGTGCGTCAACCACTGTTGGTAAAACGAATTCAACTCAAAGAGCAGGTACAATAGAACTTATAGCTGGTTCCAATGTAACAATTACTGAAGATGGTACAACTGGTCACTTTACATTTGCTTCCACAGCTCAATTAAGTACTGAAGAGATACAAGATATTGCTGGCCCATTAGTTGCTAGTGGTGGCACTAAAACTGGTGTAACAATTACATATCAAGATTCAACAAATGATATTGATTTTGTTGTTTCTGACACAACAGTAGCTGGTGATTCAGGTTCTACTGGTATAACACCAGGTGATACACTTACGATTGCAGGTGGAACTAACGTTACCACAGCTATGTCAGGCGATACTTTAACTATTTCTTCATCTCAAACATTAAGTACTGAAGAAGTACAAGATATAGTTGGTGCAATGTTTACTGGAAATACTGAAACACGTATTGCTGCGACATATGAAGACGGTGATGGTACTATAGATTTAGTTGTTGACGATATGACAGCTAATAATGACGTATCAAATGCTAACTTATTAACTAGATTAGCTGCACTAGAATCTTCAGGTGGATCAGGTGATGAAAACATCGTAATTGGTACTGATAGTGGCGATACAATAGTCATAACAGGTAATCTACAAGTATCTGGTACAACCACAACTGTAAATTCTACAACAGTAAGTCTCAATGATCATAACATAGTTTTAGACAGTGGTAATAGTACATCAGCTGTAGTTAATGGCGCTGGTATTACACTTGAAGGTGGTAGTGGCGATGATGCTACTTTTACATATAGTACAACAGGTCCTAAGTTTGAATTAAAGCTTGGATCAAACCATGAAGACTTACAAGTAGACCAACTAATTGCTGGTTCTATTAGTGTTTCAGGTGGTTTTAAAGATTCTAGTGGTGATTTAGGTACTAACGGTCAATTGTTGTCATCTACTGGTTCAGGTACTAATTGGGTTAGTGGTGATAGTGCTAATTCAGTTATTAAACTAAAAAACTTTACTGGTAATGGCAGTACAACTGCATTTACTCTAGATCACACCCCAACACACGAAAACACTACACAGGTTTATATAAACGGTGTTTATCAATTAAAATCCACATATTCTACAAGTGGTACAACATTAACATTCTCAGAAGCTCCCCCTAATTTATCCAATGTTGAAGTTATTTCTTTCACAGTATTAAACAATAGTGGTGGTGCAATATCAGCAAGTTCACTTGATATATCAGGTGATGTTGATATAGATGGCACACTTGAAACTGATGCTTTATCAATAAATGGTACAGCAATTACAGCAAGTGCTGCAGATATTAACCTTATTGATGGAATAACAAACGGAACAGTAATAGCTAGTAAAGCTATTATAACAGATTCAAATAAAGACATTACTGGTGGTAGAAATATAACCATTAGTGGTGAACTTGATGCAGCTACTTTAGATATAAGTGGTGATGCTGATATTGATGGTACTTTAGAAGCAGATGCAATTACAGTAAATGGTACAGCTTTAAATACAGTTATAGCTGGTGTTACTGTGACAAATGCTACAAATTCTTCTCATGTCTTAGTTACTGATAATGAAAGTACAAGTGAAAATAACTTAATTACTTTTGTTGAAGGAGCAACATCCTCTACAGGTAATGTGGGTCTTGAGATGGATGGTAATCTTACTTATAACCCATCAACAGGAACAGTAACAGCTACGGCATTTTCTGGTAATTTAACAGGCAATGTCACGGGTAATACGTCTGGAACAGCGGCTACAGTAACTGGTGCAGCACAAAGTAATATTACTTCACTAGGTACATTAACAACATTAACAGTAGACAATGTAATTATAAATGGTACCACTATTGGTCATACTAGTGCAACTAATGCAATGACAATAGCAAGTGGTGGAGAAGTAGAATTTACAGGAGCTAATCATATTTCAGGTGCATCTTCACTTAGAGCACAAGCAAAATCAGGTAATTTATATTTAGATACCTCAGCATCTGCTTTAATAAGAACAAATGGAACTACAACAGCATTAACTTTAGACGCTAGTCAAAATGCAACTTTCGCAGGTTCAATTAATACTAGTGGCAACCTTGAAATAAGTAATGGTTCTCCAGATATATTTTTCCATACTACAGGAAATCATTATAACTGGATGATTGGTGTACAAGAAAACGTTTCAACGGCTTTTGAGATAAGTGTTGATGGAGCAACTGGAACAGGATCTGATACAACCGCAGGTAATTATACACCTGTAATTACAGCATTAGCTAATGGTAAAGTAGGTATTGGAACTACTTCGCCTGGCTCTTATGACGGTGAATCCGATGATTTAGTTGTTGCTAGTGGAGTTGATGGTTCTGTACCAACACCGGGTATAACAATAGCGTGTCTTGGGGATACTAAAGCAACAGGTAGAGGAGCATTAAGATTTTCAGATGGTACTAGCAGTACCCAAATGTATATGGGAGGTGTTGAATATAATCACAATGGTGATGCTATGTCTTTTAGAACTGCTGGTGTTCAGCGTGTTACCATCGCATCAACAGGTGAAACTACAATAACTGCATCAGATGTAACAGGACTTAAAATTGCCCAAACAGGTCAAAGTTATTATCATGTAATACGGAATCAAGGAGATGGTTTATTCATAGGAGTAGATGATGATGATAGTGGGGGTGCTGGTGCTGATTTAAGAATTAATGTTTCTGGTTCTGAAAAAATGAGACTCTCTAATGGTGGTAATTTAGGTATAGGTGATTCTGCATTTAATTATTATGCTAATAGATTAGTTGTTAAAGCGCCTGATGAAGATGGTGTAACATTTTTAAGTGGTTCGGGTGAAAAATTTTGGCTTTGTTTTGCAGATGGAACCAGCGGTCATGCTCAAGAACTTGCTGGTCATATATCGTTTGATCATGGAGATAATACCATGAAACTTGGTGGAAATGCAGGATATGACTGGATAACTCTTGGTAGTAGTGGTGATATAACATTTGCAAATACAAGTGGCAATAGATTTGTAAGTTATAGTGATAATCAAACATATCTAAGTAATCAATCTGCTTGGAACTCTGGAAATGCTAACAAATTAATTTTTGAAGGAAGATACAGATCAACTGCTAATGATACAACTTCACTTGGAGAAATACATGTAGGAAGAGATGAAACTAGCACTGATGGTCATTACGGAGGTAATATGTCGTTTTGGACAAGACTTCATGGAGGTGCTATAACAGAGCGCATGCGTATAAACGATGACGGTATTTTGACAATTGCAAGAAGCGCCATCGCAGTCGGTTCAGCTGGGTATAGATTTGATACTAATGGAGAAATGTATACTTCAATTGCTAATAATCTTGCTAGTTACTATCTCTATGATACTACAAATGGTGCATGGAGATTTTATGTAACTGGAGCTGGACAAATAGTTGCTCAATCAACTTCTATTAATAGCCTTAGTGATATTTCTTTAAAAGAAAATATTAAACCATTAGAAACAGGATTAGATGAAGTAATAAAACTACAACCAAGAAGGTTTGACTGGAAGAATGACGATGGAAAAAATATAGCGGGTTTTGTTGCTCAAGAAGTTGAAGAGATTTTGCCTGATTTAGTTAGTGAGCAAAAATATAATGAAACAGAAAATAAAAAATTCCTTAAAATGGGTGATATGATACCAACACTCGTTAAAGCAATCCAAGAACAACAAACCATTATAGAAGACCTTAAATCAAGAATTCAAACACTAGAAGGATAATGGCATTAACGTTAGTAACAAGCGATCTTATTGGAGGTTTAGATTATTCTAAATTAACTGGAACTGTTCCAACTTGGAATCAAAACACCACTGGTACAGCGGCCACAGTTACGGGTGCATCACAGAGCAATATTACATCCCTTGGCACACTTACAGGATTAACTATTTCAGGTGATGTCACTTTCACTGGTGCTAGTTATAATGCTGTATGGGATACTTCAGCTAATTTATTGCAGTTTGCAGATAATGCTGTAATACGTGTAGGAACTGGTAACGACGTAGATATTTATCATAGTTCAAATGTAACTTATATAAAAACACAGACAGATTTACCTGTGAGTTTTATAGACGCTGGTGGTGCTGATATGTTAAAATTAACACCAAATGGTGCTGTTGACTTATATCACAATGGAACATTAGCATTAAGTACAGCGGCGGGAGGTATTTCAAATTTTAGTGGTGATGTGGGCATTGGAGCAACCCCAACTGCTCAGAGGGCAGATGATAGACAATTACAAATAAAAGATGCTACTTCTTTATTTCAGTTAAATGGAATTAATAGCACATATCTATCATACAATGCATATTTTGATGGCACATGGAAAAGACGTATAAGCGGTTACGTTAATATGTTTAGATTAGGCAATGATAATAACGGTATTTCGTTTTATCAAAGTGACACTGGTTCAGCAGGTTCTGCTATTACTTTTACTGAACCTTTTTGTATTAAGTCAGACGGTAAAGTAGGTATTGGAACGACTTCACCAGATCAAAAACTACATATTTCAGGAACAATACATCAAACTGACGGAACAGCAGATACATATTTTGGACTCGGTTCAGATAATGATAATTATATATCTACAAACGGAGGTTTTACAAGATTCAGAAATGGAGGAACGACTCAACTCAATATTGCATCAAATGGCTTGGCTACATTTACACCAAGTGGAGAATTTGCAGCATTATTTGAAAATACAAATACTGCGGGTGGACAACATTGTTATGTCGATATTAAGTCAAATGGGGGTTCTAATGGATTAGCAATCTTAAGATTTATAACAGATGTTGCAGAATCGGGAGGAACGTCTGCCATATATGGTAGTCAAGACGATTTGCTTTTTTTAACAGGTACAGGTGCAGCATATTCTACAAGACTTACTATTGAATCGGGTGGTAATATGACATTGGCTAGTGGTCTTTCTTTATATACTCAAGGTACAGGTAGATTATATACTCATAATTTAACACTAAGAGAGCAAGATAATACAGCTAAATTTCAAATATATAGCTCTGGTGGTGGTTGTGTTTTTTATAATAATGAATCTAATGGAGCTTATTACTTTTACACTAATGGTGCTGAACGTATGAGTATTGATGCATCTGGGCAAATAGGTATAGGAACTTCAACAGTAACTGGTGTTAAATTATATGTAAATGCTTCTGAACACGCTCTTGTTGCTAAAAGTGGCTCAACAGGTTATGCAGCTATTATAGCTGATAATGGAGGTAGTAGCGGTACTCGTTATTTCATGAGTTTTAGAATTAGTAATACT